ACTCTATGGTCTGTACAGAGTAGGCTAACACCAGCTACTTTCATTCCCATGCCGTACAGAGAACGGCTAAGCTTTAGCAATTCGCATGTGCTGTCCGTTACTGTGATACCGCTGGCAAAGCCGAATATCTGTGTCTGTATTGCTGCACTCTTGGCGCTCTTACATACGTCTGTATTGTTAATCACTACAGAAGGTGCGGATGCAGTGGGTGGAGTCTTGTCTGTAACTACAGTGGAAGATACAGTATTAGTATCTGCAGCATTAACTTGTGAGCTAATCACTGCACATAAGATTACTGCTGTGTAGAAGAGAGCAAGAACTTTAGAAATTATATCCTCCATCTCGTAATGCTTTTAGCCATGTAATAGGATTATTTCTGTAAAAATACCCCTCGCCGTCTACTTTTGACGCATCAAAAGCATCAGGACGCCACTTACCTGCAAAAGTTTTTTCAGCCATCCACTGATCAAACTCTGCCCCTGTGCCGCTAAACTTTTCATATGCGTCCCATGTACCACGCCGCCAACACATACCTATGTCATCTTTAAAATCGCCCTTGTATACTAAATCTCTCAAAGCAGACGGCAGTGCTTCATACTGCTCATATCTACCAGATAAACTCTCTAAGAAAGTCCCTGTATCTGTTCTTGAGGGAAAAGGATCAGGAGATTCAAACTCTATATCTTCCGCGCTGCCATAAAAATTTTTACCTGTCCAGCTTACTTTTGAGCTATGCTCTCTAACATCCCAAATCCTGTCTGTAGCTGTATTTTCAAGGCTATATCCAGTAACTATACCGTCACAACTATTATCTTTTGCTGCAGTTACTATTTTATTTCTTCTGTTTAGTAGCAAACTAACATTTCCTTTAGAAGCTTCAATAGTTACTCCATTTCTAATGGGAAGTTTTTCTTCAGCAATAGGGTCAACTGATACAGGAGAAAGCCACGTAAAATCTCTTACATTAGCTTTCAACCAATCTCTAACTGCAATTCCAGCGTCTTCTCCTGCTTGAATATCAGCATCAGACAAATTACTTTCTTTAAAATACACAGAGATAACTTCATGGCTTGTCTGAGAAAGCCAACGCCATACAGCATACGTAGAGTTTATTCCGCCGCTAACAGGTATAAGAACTTTCATTTTAACCCGCCGTTCCGTTTATTGTACCAGAGTTATTAACAGTAACTGTTCTACTATTTTTTCTAACAGCAAAACCTGCTGCTCCTCCTGCTCCACCACCACTAGCTGGTGTTACTACAGGACATGTTAGTGATGGGTGTGCCGGTGATCCACCCCCTGATGCACCACTAGCGCCCGCTGAACCAAAACCACCTGCAGAACCTGTAGCGCCTGTAGGGCCTACAGTATCAGGAGAACCACCACAAATAGGAGCACCTTTACCATCAGCACCAACACCTCGTCTAGCTTGGCCTAGACCGCCACCACCACCGCCACCGCCGCCGCCACGAACTTTACCACCAGAAAGAATATTAACAATACCAGTTCCTGTATATGGTGTACTTGATTCCCAGTATATAGCATCGCCGCCTACTGAACCCGCACTACCGGGACGACCAGCACTACCATTAGCACCTGTATAACCGTCTATATTGCCGGTAACATTAATAGTTAGTGGAGATGCTGCATTTATTGCTCCTGTTCTCATAGCATGAGAACTGCTACCACTTACAGTAACTCCAGAAGCAACATTAACTATGATAGGCTGACCGGAGGGAGCATCATACCCTGCAGAGTTAGCTGCTGTTAGGATATTATACTCGCTAGTGTTAGATGTTATATTTAGTGTTAAAGGACTAACTCTTGCTCCACCTAAAGAACCAAAACCTAGAACATTGTAGCCAAAACTCATAGTCTACTCCAAATTAAGCGTCGTTGGCTGCATCTGTCGTGTAGAACAACTTGAGGCCAATTAGTCTGGCATCTTCTGCCATATCATCGTTACCATCAGAAACATCTCTAAATATTCTAAAGAAGCACATATCTGCCGCAGCAGGGCTACCAGCGATAGTTACTGCGCCACTCTCTGCAGTTACACAGAGGTCTTCAGCAGCACTTAGCGCGTCATCTGTAACAACCACTGCAGAACCGTATGCTACGTCGATAGTATCATTGTCAGAAACAGCAACGCCCTGAAGTCCCCAAGCAACACCATCAGTGTCTGATGCTGTAGTTGTCCAAAACACCTGAAAGGTAACAGTCCCCTCGTTCCAACTTTTAGGAAACGCAACTTGAAACTGAGCGTGTTCGTCTGAGCCGTCATCAAAATCAAGAACCTGCATGTCAGGACGGCCAGAGGTTGTTTCTACAGTTGCTAGAGCCGCGCACCCGTTAGAGGCAGTGGGTTGGCAAGCTGCCGCAGGGATAAATATAGTTTCTTTACCAGCAGTCTTAACTGCAGCACTTGCAACTGTAGGAGCCTGTGTAAAGTTAACCACGCCATTAGAGGCGATTGCAAGCGCGTCTGTATCGCTGGCAGAGCCAATGGTGCCAGCATCTTTGATTATGATATCATCTTTAAAGGTAACAATACCGGCAGAGGAAATCTGCATAGCGTCTGTAGCACTTGCAGAACCTATATCTCCGTCATCAGGAACAACAAAGCTACCACCAGAAACTGCACCTGTAGTTGAAATAGCAGACGACCCAGTATCGATTGTGCCAAATCCGCTGGTAATAGAACCTGAATTAAGAGCGCCAGTAGTTGTAATGCTTGAAGTACCTGCTGCAGCAATAGCCGTACCGCCAATAGTGATAGCATCCGCTTCAAGTGTGCCGTGTATATAAGCATCTTTAAACTGCAAGCTGCTTGACCCAAGGTCTACATCGTTATCGCTTACAGGGGCTAATACACCATCAATTATCTTAATCTGATCAGCGCCTGAAGCTCTAAATATAATGTTGTTATCTGTTGCAAAATCAATATCGTTGTCAGCATCCCTACCAACAGTCAGGCTGGTGTTTGTTACAGAAGTAATGCCTGTCTGTGCAGCAACTATGGTAAAGGTTAGGTCATAGGGGTCGCCATCAGTTCCGTTATCAGTATCGGTCCAATCGATATCGATACCGCCGCCTTCAACAAACTTAACCTCTTTAGAATTAGTGATAGATACTTCAGTCCCATCCCCGTCTTCTAAAACCCAACTAGACATACCTGCACTACTATCTACATAAGCTTTCACAGACTGCTGCGTGGGAATTAGAGTAGCAGAGTCAGAAGACATATCGTCTTCGTCAACGAATGCCGTTGCAGTTATAGTCCCATCTGACAAACTTCCAAACTGCACAGTGCCATTTGAAGTGACATTTCTAACAGTAGCTATGTCTTTATCCGCGCTTAGAACAACTGCTTTACTAGCGGCTGCAGTACCTGCAGTGATGCCGTCTAGCATTTCTAGCTCTGCTTCTGTTAGTACCGCGCTGCCTATGCCAATTGAAGTTGTTGCAGTTAAAGTGCCACCGGAGACAATAGTACCTGAAACATCAAGATTGCCATTTACGTCAATAGTAGTAGCAGCTATCTGTATCTCTGTATCAGCAACGAGGTCTAGCTGCCCATCAGTAGATGAATTGATGTAAATAGCTGTATCGCGGAACTGTATCTTCTCCGTGCTGCTAATCAGCAGGTCATCTGAGAACTGAAAGTAGTCTTCATCCTCCATCCATGTCAGAACGCCATCTGATGTATTAGCGTTAAAGGTTACGGCTATATCTGTATCAGCGCCAGTACCGAAAGTAATAGCGTTGCTAAGAAGCTTCTCAATCGCCCCCCCTTCACCATCTGTACCGTCATGCTGATGACCCCCCGTTTCAAACGCAGCGTCAATAGCGTTAAACTCTGTAGTAAAGTCAGACGCATTAATCGTCTCTCCATCTACAAAATTTGTTGGGCTTGTTGTTGTGTATGCTGTACCCATTACATTCTAGCTCCCGGTGTAAATTCTAATGAAAACCCTTTAAGCGTGTATGAAGGGTTTGTGCTTGTATCTGTAAATTTTATTGCCACGGCAAATCCCGACCCTTCTACAGACTGTCTGTATAGCGGCGTGTACACAGCAGCGTCATATTCGGCTGTTGCCATTGTAGCACTGCCGTAGAAGGCTGACCCTGATGGGTCTAGCAGGTCGTACAAGGCAGGGCTTGGTAGGAGTATGTCGCCGTAGTCATACTCAATATTCATATCTACAGAGGACACAGTTCCCGTTCCAATGTAGTTTATAACTACCCTCTGCATGTTCTTGCGTATTCCAACATCTCCCATGTTGTAGTCGATAGTTCTGTATATACAGGCCATGTTAGTTCCATCAAGAGTAGAGCCGGATTCTTGTTTGTAAACATAACCGCCATCATAATCTCCGTGAATAACGTGCTCTACATCAGAAATATCTCCGTGAGCAGCGCACATAGGTTTTATGCCTTTGAGGTCTGAATACTCCCACCCTATCTGTCCTGTCTCAGAATTACGTTTTAAAACTGCTATTAGCCCTGTCATGTTAGCTTCAGTGCCAGAAGTTGTCGGGTAGTATAGTCTGTACTGGCTTTTTCGTCTTATAACGTGAGAAGATATGTTAGATATCTGGTTAGCACTAAGATCATTTAGTCTAGACTGTACTTGTTTAGAAACTGTTCCCAGTTCCGTATCGCCAATCTTTTCAGTACCTGCAACTGTACGTAGGCCGTCCGGTGCAAGATAGATTAGATCGCCGCCTATCTCCTGTATGCTAAAACGAGAAACACAACCAATGTTTCGCGTTACAGGTTGAAGAACAAAGTCTGAGACACTGGAACCTGCTAACCTGTAGATACTGTCCTTGCAGAAGATAACCAGAGTTTCACGGAAG